CTTTAAAGGCGCAGTAATGTTTTCAAGCGCAACACCAGCACTCCAAAATTTAAATATTGGAAACTGGCCAGATCAAGTACACGCAATTGATGATTTTGATCAACACGTATTCAACGCAGGCGCAGCAGCAGGAAATTTTTGGTCTGTAATAGCAGCAACTAACTGTGTGGCAGCAGTACCTACATTAGGTAATGATGGAAGTTTAAACGGAGTAGTAGCTAATCCAGCAGCAGGTGCAGCAAATGATGGAAATTTAGTTCAAGGTAACATGAACTATGCAACTCCTCAAACAAGAGGGGATAGATTATACTTTGAATGTAGAACCACTCTTAGTGGTGCAGTAGCAGCTAACGCTTTTGCAGGAGCTCCAAATATATTTTGGGGAATGGCTGAAGAAGGCGCAGCAGTTGGAAGTGCATTTGGCGCAGCAATAACTTCTTTAGTTGGTTTTAAAATGCTTGCTGGAGCAGAACAGTTAACAGCTTGTATTAAATCACCATCTGGTGCTGAATTACAACTTACTCCTACTAATCCAAACTTAGCGACTTTAGGAACAATGGCTCAAAATCAATTTATAACTTTAGGTTTTGAATTGACAAACAGTCCCGCAACAGCAGCTAACAATCAAGTAAAATCAAGTTCAGTTACTTATTACATTAACAGAAAACCTTATGCTTCTTGTTCTTCTAGAACAGCAGGTGGTGTAGCTAGTTCTCAATTTGTAGCAGGAACTCAATCACAAGCAGCAGTAGCTTATGATGCTTTCCCAGCAACTAATACAGCAGCTGAAAGAATGGGTTTGACTTGGGACTTTGGTTTAACAGCAGCAGTAGCTAATACTTTAAGCCATGATTATTTCATGGGGTCGCAAGACAGAGGTATTACTTACGCACCGACTAACTAATAAAATTTAACTAGAGCCCTTCGGGGCTCTAGTAATAAATTAGGAGAAAAAAATTATGAGTAATGTAACAGCAGTAAAAGCAAAATTCATGGCACCTCTAGGTGCTAGTACAACGAATGTAGCAGCTAACCAAACAACTACGGGGACTACAGATATTGTTTTAGTAGCTACGGCAGCAGGGTTCGGTAATTGGAGTAATGTTGCAACTACATTAAAATTTACATCTGGTAGTGGTACAACTAACGCAATTGTTTTTACAATTACAGGTACTGATCAAAATGGTTTACCTGTTACAGCTACGCACACAGGACCAGCTGGAAATACAAACAATAACACGACACAAGTATTTACTTCAGTCACACAAATTTCAAAACCAACGGTTGCTACAAGTTTATCTATAGGAACTAATGCTTCTGCATCAGGACCAATCTTTTCAGGTAGAACAAGAGTAAGAGGAATGCATGTGCATTCTTCAACAGGTGCAGTTAGTTTAATTATTAGAGATTCATCTATTACAGGAGTAATTGGATTACAACTTGGAATTCCTGGTGGAGTAACTAATCAAACAGATCCGTATATTCCAGATAACGGTATCTTGTTTCCAAATGGAGCATACACAGACGTAACAGGTTTAGGTTCAGCAACATTCTTCTTTGACGGTTAGGATTACATGGCAAATACAACTTCAGGAACTACAGTTTTTGGAAAAAACTTTTCTATCGACGAAATTGTTGAAGAAGGTTACGAAAGATGTGGATTAAGAGGAGTTGCTGGTTACCAGTTAAAAACTGCTAGAAGATCTTTAAATATACTTTTTCAAGAATGGGCTAATAGAGGAATTCACCTTTGGCAAATCGCTGATGGTTATGCAACACTAGTTGCTGGTACTAAAGAATATATTGGTTATCGTTCAGATACGGATGGTACTTCTACATTGTTAGATATTGCTGGAGCCGCTGTTTATGGTATTGATGATGTTTTTGAAGCATCATATAGAAATAACGCTGGAACTACAAGTCAATCAGATGCACCTTTAACTAAAATTGCAAGATCTACTTATTCTTCTTTGTCTAATAAATTAGCAGTAGGACAACCTTCTCAATATTGGGTTCAAAGATTTATAGATAGAGTATCTATAACTCTATACACGACTCCTGGAGCAAGTCAGGCTGGTGATAGAATTCAATTTTATTATATGAAAAGAATACAAGACGTAGGAAATTATACTAATGGTGTTGATGTTCCTTATTACTACATGCCTTGTATGTGTGCAGGTTTAGCTTATTATTTAAGTTTAAAATATGCACCAGACAGAACACAAAATTTAAAAATGTTATACGAAGATGAATTACTAAGAGCGGAGGCAGCGGATGGTTCGGAAACGAGTACGTTTATTACACCGAAAACATACTATCCTGGAACTTAATTATGGCACGATTTGCTCAAGGAAGATACTCACTAGCGATATCAGACATTAGTGGCCAAGCATTTCCTTGGAACGAAATGGTTACTCAATGGAACGGTTTATTTGTACATTTTTCTGAGTTTGAAGCTAAACAACCACAACTAGATCCAAAACCAAGTGCAGCCGATCCAACAGCTTTATCTACTACAAGACCTCAACAAGATTCACCAGACAGTTTAAGATTTTTAAGTTTTAATCCTATAAGTACTCTATCCCCTGGTAGTGGTATTATAAATATTTTTGAAGAAAACCATGGAAGACAGTATGAAAGTTTTGTAAAATTTAGAGGCCCTTCTGGTATTGCAGGTGCTTTTAATAATATTGCTAATATCGATGGTATAACTGGAGCTCAAATTTGTAATCTTAATGGCTTTACCCTTATTCCAGGTAGACGTATTTCAACAACTACAACTATTACTACTACTATTGATGCCACTCAAACAACTGGAATTATTTTAACTAGTGTAACTGGATTTGGAGTAGAAAGTCCTCGTACACCAGGAAATGTAAATTTTTTTTCTGGAGGTACACCTATTAATGGGATTAAAATGGGCACAGAAATTTTGGTTTATACTGGGATTAGTTCTACAAAAGAATTAGAAGGAGTTGTTAGAGGTACTTTTTCAAGTACAGCTGCAGCACACACTGCTGGAGATACTGCAAGATGTCTTCCTGATCCTTTAAATAATTATAATGTAACTACTGCTGGAACAGCAATTTCTGGACAAATCCGTGGAGGAGGTTATAATACATCCTCAGGACCAGTAACATTAAAAGCGATAGGACCACAATAATGGCATTTGTAAATGACGGATTCACATACGCAACTTTAACAACAGCAATTCAAAATTACTGTGAAGTTGATACTTCTGTTTTTACTGCAACTGTTACAGATCAATTTATTGGGAATGCTTGTTTAAGAGTAATGAGAGATTTAAACACAGATTCAGATAGAGCTTCTATGGTAGGTTCATTAGTTATTGGACAACAATACATTAATGCTCCAGGCGGTTGTTTAGCGGTTAGATCTATTCAAATTACAGAAGATGATACTACACCAGATACTCAAGTATATTTAGAAAAAAGAGATGTTACATTTTTAAATGAATTTAATAAGTTTGCAGACCAAGGAAATAGTGCAACTACTGGAAGAGGTTTACCTAAATATTATGCAATGTTTGGTGGTGATACTACAATGAGTGGTAATACAGACAGTACATCAGGAACTATAATGTTTGCACCATGTCCAGATAAAACATACACTTTCCAAGTTAATTTTACGAGAAGACCACCAGGTCTATCAGCTGCCGTTACATCAAATTATTTAAGCGTTAATTTCCCAAATGGACTCTTATATGCCTGTTTAGTAGAAGCATTTGGCTTCTTAAAAGGTCCAATGGATATGTTGACATACTACGAACAAAGATATAATAATGAAGTTGAAAAGTTTGCAATTGAGCAAGTTGGAAGAAGAAGAAGAGATGATTATGATGATGGAACTATCAGATTATATATTGACTCGCCTTCTCCTTCAAAGTAAAAGGAATTAGGAGATAAAAAATTATGGCAATCGTATCAGCATTAACAAACACTTTTAAAGCACAATTATTAGAAGGCGGACACAAATTTCAAGTTAGTGGTAGTGGTGGAAATACATTTAAGTTAGCATTATTTGTAAATGCAACTTTAGGTTCAACTACAACTACTTATGCAGCTCCTGCAAATGCTAATGCAGTACCGACTGACACAAACGAAGTTAGTGATAAAACTACTAATAATGGCGCAACAGCTACAGCGTACACAGCAGGCGGAAGAACTTTAGTTAACTCTGGTGTAGGAACTACTACAACAACATCCTTTGTTTCTTTTACAGATTTATCTGTAGGAGCAAGTAATGCTTGGACGTCAGCAACATTTACAGCAGACGGTTGTATGATTTATAATACTACTGCACCTTCAGCTAACAAAGTAGTTTGTGTGGTTGATTTTGGTGGAGCAAAAACAGTTTCTAACGGAACTTTTTCTATTGAGTTTCCAACTAACAACGCAACATCTGCAATTATCAGATTAACATCATAGGGAGTTAAACCCTATGGCTGACACAACTTTCACAGTTACAGTCGCAACAGGAACTACTTTTAGATCAGGTAATACTGGCAACGTTTATTTTATTAATGGTGTCCAACCTACTACAGATCCAAGTTCAACTAATTATAAATTACCATGGGTAGCTGGTGCTACCATTAGATTAGATCAATCCGATTCTAGTAACGATGGCCACCCTGCACTTTTTACAAATTCAGATAGTTTAACGACAAATGTAATGAGGGCAGGTTTAATTACCAACAACACTTATTATTCTTTAGATGGTGCCTCTGTTAGTTCTACTGATTATTTTAATACTAGTAATTTTAATGCGGCTAGTACAAGATATGTAGAAATTACTCAAACAGCCGGAGATACAGTAGATTTTTATTTTGCATGCTGGATCCATGGAATTGGAATGGGTGGAATTATAGATCTTACTCAATCTACATGGGGTGCAATGGCTTGGGGCCAAGGTGCCTGGGCAGCGCAAGGTGATGAAGCGGTTACATTAACAGGTTTACAAATAACAGGTACACTTGATACCGATTTAGGTTTTGAAATATTTCCTGGTTGGGGTACTTTAGATTGGGGAGAAAATGGTTGGGGTAGTGTAGATGCAGGTAAAGAAACACTTCCAGCTTTCCCTATAACAGCTTCTCTTGGAACTTTAGTAGTTGAAAATAAAACAGAAGTAACATTATCTGGTTTTGAAATAACAAGTACGTTGGCACCACTAACACCTTTCTTTGATAACAATTTAGTACTACCCAATAGTTTATTAGTAACAGGATCATTAGGTACACCAACTATTCAAGACGGTGCTGACCTTCAAATAGGATTAACTGCCTTCTCAATGACGGGAAGTATAGGATCCTTAGCTCCCGCCGATGATACTAAGATTCCATTACCTAGCTTTGAAATAACTGGACGTATAGGTAATTTAATAGAAGACACAACTACAGTTGTTGCAATATCAACAAGTTTATTAGCAACAGGTTCTGTAGGAGCTATAACACCTGTTAACAATACAGGAGTAACTTTAACAGGTTTACTTGGTACTGGAACATTAAATGCTACTAATGTAACTGTTCCTGACATGACTATTGGATTGACGGGATTTGAGATAACTGGTAGTGTGGGTACACAAATTGGCATTCTACATTATGGAAATGTTGACTTAGGGTCAAATACCTCATATACAGATGTAGATACAACTAAAGCGGCATAGGAGAACAAAATTTATGGCATCATCATACACAGGACTTGGCGTTGAACTAATGGTAACCGGCGAAAACGCTGGTACTTGGGGAACAAAAACTAACACTAACTTAAATATTATAGAACAAATTTCTGGTGGTTATAAGGAGCAAGCAGTTAATGGAACTGGTGCTACTACTTTAACTGTTACAGATGGAGGCACAGGAGCTACTTTAGCTACAAGAAATATTAAATTAACTGGTACAATTACTGCAAACATAACTGTCAATATTCCTATTGATGTAGAAAATTTTTATTTTATCGAAAATGGAACAAGTGGTGCTTACACAGTTGAATTTGAATATGCTTCTGGTTCCGGGTCAAGTGTTACTTGGTCAGCTACCGACAAAGGTTACAAAATTGTAAATGCCAAAGGTAATGATAATACTAATCCAGATATAGTAGAAATTGCTCTTGCAACTTCTCCAGCAGGAACAACAGGTCAAGTACAGGTAAATGCTTCAGGTTCTTTTGGTGCTATTTCTGAAGGTACTTCAGGTTTTTTATTAAAATCAACAGGTTCTGGAACAGCCCCAACTTTTCAAGCAGATACTGGAGTATCAACAGGGAAAGCTATTGCAATGGCAATGATTTTCGGATAAGAATAACAACATAGGAATAAAATTATGGCAAATCCAAATATAGTAAATGTAGCAACAATCAATGGTGAGTCTCAAGGACTTGCACTAGGAACAGGTGATGCAAATGTTATCATCGCTGCAATCGTTGCAGATAAAGTTGTTAAAATAAATAGAATTACAGTAGCAAATGTTGATGGAACAAACGCAGCAGACTGTTCTATTAAAGTTGTTAAAGCAGCTTACACTTCTGCAGCAACAGGTGCAGCAGGAAATGTTGGAACAATTTATTTAGCCAAAACAATTACAATACCAGCAGACGCATCTTTAGTCTTATTAGACACGCCCATTTATATGCAAACAGGAGATGCTCTTCAGGGAGGAGCTAGTGCGGCGAGTGATCTAGAAGTATTTGTATCATACGACGTAATAGCATAGGGAGGTAATTAGCTATGGCAAATGGCGGAATTATCGGACCAGTCAACACAGTTAATGCAGCACAGTGCGTTTCAGCAAAAACAACTACATTTAATTCATCAGGAACTTTAACAGCGCAAGCTACATCTACTGTTGATTATTTAATATTAGCTGGAGGAGGTTCTGGTGGATATAATCCAGGAAGTTCATATGGTTCAGGTGGTGGAGCTGGTGGTGGTTATAGAACTGGAACTTCAAGTGTATTAAATGGTGTAGGTTATACAGTTACAGTTGGAGCTGGAGGTACAAGTAATACAAGTTCTTCAACATCAGGAACAAATTCAGTTTTTAATTCAGTTACTTCAAATGGTGGTGGTAAGGGTGGTCACATCGGTACTGTTAATGGAGAAACAGGTGGTTCTGGAGGTGGTGCTAGAGGAGCTAATCAAACAGGTTCTGCAGGTAATACTCCTCCAACAAGTCCAGTTCAAGGATATGCTGGAGGTAATTCAGGTGGTGCACCTAATGGTGGTGGCGGTGGTGGCGGAGGTGCTAGTCAAGTTGGTGGAAATGGTGAACCTACTGCTGGTGGAAATGGTGCTACAGGTCTTGCTTCTTTAATATCAGGTTCTTCTGTCACAAGAGGTGCAGGTGGAGGTGGTGCAACTTATAATGGTGGTACAGGTGGTACAGGTGGTTCGGGTGGTGGTGGAAATGGTTCTTCATCAACAGGTAGTGGTGGAGCCGGTACAGTAAATTTAGGCGCAGGTGGCGGTGGAGCTGGTGCAGCAGATGGTCCTGCTGGTTCTGGTGGAAATGGTGGTTCAGGTGTAATAGTAATTAAAGAACCTGCAGTATCTCTTGCAGCAAGCGCTCCAGGCGTTTGGTCAATGAACACGGTATACGATTTTGTAAAAAGTGACAATTGGGTTTCAGCTCCCTCATTTATTTCAGCAACAGGTGGAACAATAACAGAGAGTGGTAATTTTAGAATTCATACATTTAACTCATCAGCAACTTTTGCTGTTACAGCAGCTTTTAATAAACCAGCCGGAGAATCATCGGCAGATTGGTTAGTCATTGGTGGAGGTGGAGGTGGTGGAACAACTATAGCTGGTGGTGGTGGAGCTGGAGGATATAGAGAATCTCCAGGAACAACTACAGGTTCTTATAC